GCCCACACTGTACAGCACGCTCTCGTACATTACCTGCATGGTGTTGCTGAGCACGCCGCCCCCATCTGCGTAATCCAGATCGTCATGGCTGAATGAGGTTATCACAGGATTGATCAGTTGGAACGCCGTGAATTTTTTCTTGTGCAGTACGAATATCTGTATGCTGCGCAGCATTGGTTTCTTTCTGGATTTTGCATTGTCCATGCCGAACTGTCTGGGCACCTGGTCACCGGACTCGTACATGGTGTCCTTGCCAAAATTTTTGATCGTGGCATTCGCGCCACCCAGCGTGACCGAATCCGCTATGTTGTATTCATAATAAGATTTCCAGAAAGCGTTCACAGTGTCGGCTTGATCGTCATGGAACCCTATAGTGATTGGCTGGTATTGTATCCTAGTTGCCACAAAGGTCTTCTTGTTGTACTGTAGCTTCTCTTCATAATTCATGTTGTATTTTGGCAGCTGGCATGTCTTGACCAACATGTTCAATTCTAATTTTTCACCAGACGAAAATGCTCTTGCGATGACGTCATTGTCTATGTCGAACACCACATGGAAAAGGAACTTCTGCTTGGGTGCTAACTTGAAGTTGTCATCAACGTACAACCTGCTGGCGTGTTGGAAATCCTTTAATCCGGGAAGACCATCACTGAAACCTTTTAAGAAATTATTAATGCTAGGCATACCCTATATTTATAGTCACAAAAAAAGCGCCGTTAAAGGCGCTTGTTTTGCTATAAACGAAATGTTGAATTATATACCGCCGCCTGTGGCTAACGAACCTATGGTCCTGGTCAATTGAGTGCCAATTCCTGTGCCCTGTGGAGTTTGTACAGCGTTGTCATATCTGATTGATAATGTGATTGTTACAGGCTCAGATGTGGCATAAGCTAGAGTGTTGTAGTTCACTGATTGCACGTAAGATCCATAAAGTTCCCAAGTTTCTAATATGCCTGGTGCTGTGGCGCCATTGCCACCATCTAGCATTTCAATTCTAGTAGTGAATTTGTAATCAATACCTGATGCTGCTGATGATTGTTCAAAGAAATCAAATTGTTTCTGCACCTGTTCACCAACCAATTTAGAAACAGAGTTGTTCACATCATCTCTTAAATTAATCGTGATAGCTTCCCAAGTGTGTTTTCCGGCCATGTAAATTCTTGAGTTGTAAACATCCAATGTGACGTCATCAAAAGTCAAGTTGGGTCTGGTAACATCAATAACTTGCTTGGTCAATTCCGATCTTGGAGTTGACACACCAAAGTTCTCAAGCACTACCCTGAAACGATACTGGAGTTTTGGCATCAATAGACCTTGAGTGGTCGCACTCTGGTCGTTTGCTAGTGGTACTGTAAATTTACTTAATGTTGATATAGCCATATTTTTGTTCCTTTTTATTTACCGGGTGTTATCTCCCCAATTTATCTATTTCTCCAGTGTTTTTGATCCTTAACGGTATGTAGATGAATTCGACCGATTTCACAGGCTCGATAGCTATGTCCACATACAGTTCATTCCTGTCGATCCTTGTTGCGGTGTTGTTGGTCTCATCGCACACCACTAGGAAGTCATACAATGCTCTCTGTCCCACTAGCTCTAATAGGAATGATTCTATACTTGCCTTGATCTCATTTCTAGTCAATGAATCATTGGGCTCAAATATGTATGGTTTGGCTATCTTATCTAATTGTGTTCTTAGATACACAGTCAATCTTGAAACATTGATCCTGTCCAGCGCTGAACTTGAGCTGGTTTTTGTTAAGTTACCAAAGTTCAATATGCCTGTGCCTGAGAAGAATGTGATTGGATTTATCTTCACAGTGTGCATGCTGTCTCTTACTGATTCCGTAAGTGCAATTTGTTGGAACTCGCCTGTGGCGCTGTCTATGTAGCCCACTGAAGTGGCGTTGTCAACGATACCTCTTCGAGTGCCCGCCGGAGCGAACCATGGGAATGACACGTTGTCATTGTTGGCCAATACTCTCAGCATCATGTGGCTTGGTGGTACCACTATCACCTTGCCTGAATTGTCTGTGGTCCTGCCCGATGGATAAAACACTCCCAAGTAATCGTTTGCAGTGACCAATCCCTCGTCGCCGTTGTCCGCTGCAGCAGCATTGTTGTTTGCCCAGTTGGTCAACGTTGTTGAAGTTCCGGCCAATCTCATCGGAGTGTCTCCGATAACAAAAGCGGTGTTGTTTTTATCTGTGTTTAGATTACATAAGTTTGCTATGGCCTCAGGATATCCAGGACATGCTATGATGTTGAATCCCCTTTGGTCTTCTCTCACAGCTTGGTTCGTGTCGATCTCGGATTTTAATTGCTGTACTATGACTTTCCTCACAGCTTTCCTGCCAAAAGTTCCAGAGCCATTTGCATTGTTGGCATTCTTGGTCACCCATCTGTCTGGGAAGTAAGCAGATACTGACTCGTTGCCATATCTGATGTTGCCCTTGCCTGATGCTCCACTGCCCGGATAGGCAGTTGTGGTCACGTAGGCGTTCCTGTATTCTTTGACGTTGTTGCCTGATCTCCTGGTGTTGAACAACAGGATGGATTTTGGATATAGAGTTGGATTCGGAGCGTCTGGATCAATGAAATCATCACTTAACAGGCTCACGATAGTGCTGGCCGTTCCTGCGCCACCAGACACAAGTGTGTCGTCCTTGTCTGTGTCATTCTGCCATCTAGCGTCAGCGAAAACTATTCCCGCTTCCGTGGTCTGGTCTGAATTGTCTAACAACACGAAGTTGGCTCCATCAGCCAGTGACGTGTCATATCTGTATATTTTTGGATAATTTTCTAAATCTGATGTGTCGATCCATAGGTCATTGGCCACCAGTGCCGTGCCGTCCGACTGTGTGGTTGGCTTGGTAGCGGTCAGTTGAGGACCATTGGGATCTGTGGAAGCGTAAACCTGTAGGTATCCCTTCCATGTGGTGCCATTGTGCACCATGATGTCGGCTTCTAGGCCAGTGTTGTACCACAACGTTCCATTGGTTGGTTCGTTGGCAGGTGCGTTGGCAGAGGCAGTATAGCTCAATCTCTTGAAGTTGCTGGCCATGACCACTGCTGCGTTTGTTGAATCTTCTTGTTGTCCCAACGGAGTCACATATAGGTTGTCAACTTTGGTCGCGGAGTTGGACTCGTATGAACCGTAGTCGTGTGCGTTGGATGTTCCAAATCCTGCGTTGGCCAATGCAGTGCCTGAGGAAACGTTGTACATTCTGAACTCACCGCCCAGTGCGTGTGTCATCTTGATGGCACCTGTGGAAAGTTTAGTTGCTGAAATATTTACAAATCCTGCTGCGCTGACAGCTGCCACGAAAGCGTCAGCATCTGTGCCGCCCAGTGTCACTGTCTTGGCTGCAGCCAATGCGGCTGAACCTTTGACTGATTCCTGTATTTTAATTGCATGCGAACTTGTGAATGTTGGTGTTAAGTTTTTAGAAGTGATCGATGTTACGCCACCTTCATATTTGAATATTGTGTAGTCAAGCAAGCGTGGAGTGGCGTCATTGGTGAATGACTGCTCAGTGGCATTGAACTGTGTGTACAATGTTCCTGCTGATATGCCCGTTCCGCCATTGACTGGATCTATGTTGTAGACAGCTGTGTGATTGTTTGCGTACATAGGAGCGTCAACCACTGACCATGCGGCTGTGGCGCTGTTGTATTTTTTTACTATGATGTCAGCCCCTGCGTTGGGAGTTGACGTCTTGAACCAAACTGAACCTGTTGGCGCATTGTTTTCCGCGGTCTTCCATTCTGGTCTCTCAGAGTGTGGTGATGTCTGAAGCAGCTTGTTAGGTGCTCCTGCCCATGCGGCCGAACCCACTTGCACCCATGCGTTGGATGCGTTCTTGTAGTAGATCTTGTTTGAGTTGTTGGTCACGTTGACAGCATACTGTCCTTGTGATCCTATTGAAGTCTTTGGTGCCCCTGAGGTCACAGAACCAACTAGATCCGTGGTCGTTGTGATGTAGATAGGACTGATGGTCGAGAATGCTTGGTCGGTAGATGACCACTCAAATATGCCTGGCACTGTGGCTGATATGTCAAACCAATAGCTGCCATTGCTTGGCGCAGATGTTGGAGCAGTCGTGGTGCCCACCAATTGCGAAAGGTTGATATTTGCTCGTAATATGAAAGCTCTGTTAGCTATTCCCAGGAATGAGTAAGCGGCTTGCAATCCGTACTCGTTAAGTTCGTAGCCATTTAATGAATTGTTGGCAGCGTCTGTGTAAAATTTTGGATCTCCAAATGTTTCTGTAAGTTCTCTCTGAGAAGATATAAGATATACTTGGTTTGCGTTGGATGTTTTTGTGCCCGGTGCAATTGCTGTGCCGGCTCCGTTTAATTTGTCCTGTGCTGAGGCCACAATCAATAATGGTGTTGTGCCTGCGTCTGATGGTACATAGAAACTCTCATTTATTACTGTGACTTCTACGCCTGGTGATGTTAATGCCATTTTTAGTTCTCCTTGCAAGTATAACTTGACTTATTTATTGTTAATGCTTGTTTTTGCGGCGTTATCTTGACATTTTTGGTGCCTATATAGGGCACGTAAATACTATGATGAAAAGACCCCTATGTAATACATGCAGGTCCAAACCCAGGGCCTACGGCTATAAAAAAGGCACCAAGATATACTGGCGCAGCCAGTGCGACACCTGCATACGCAAGGAAAAAAATCTCAGAGTAAATGGCCCCACACGCTGGTTCCTCAGCGGCTACAGGAAGAAACCTCGTTGCGAGCTGTGTGGGTTCAAGTCTGTTCATGAGTCACAGATGGATGTGTTCCACGTGGATGGCAATAAAAACAACACCTCAGTCTACAATCTAAAAACTATATGCTCCAATTGCCAGCGTTTGAAAAGCACGCAGGAATTGGGTTGGTCTATTGGTGATTTGGAAGTAGACAGCTGATCATACTATCCACCTGCGTCTTAAGTTCCGCAAGATTTCCTGCGTTATCTATCTCATGGTCAAACTGCTGTCCGATCCAGTCCCATTCGCTTTGATGCACTGACTTTTCCTGCATCTCCGCCTGCGTGGGTATGGGTCCCCTTCGCACCAACACAACTTTGCCCTTCAGGGCTCTGATCGTGTTGATCTCGTTTATGAATCTTGTGTCGCTGATCACTATCTTGCCACCGTCGTAGCGAGAAGTGAAAGAATCTATCCAGATGTTGTCGTGGAAGCAGCCTCGCATTATCTCAGTGCCCCAATATTGCAGCACGTATCTTGGGGTGACGGTCCTGTTCAATTTGTTGCTCCAGTAGGGATCGATCCTCTCCCTCCACATCCTGCTTTCCTGTGTGGCTCCTTCCAGCAATTGTCTATCCCATCCAAATATTGCGCTGACGGCATCCTTCAATGACTTTGCAAAGCTGTCTCGCTTGAACCCATGATCCTTTACCAAGAAATCCGCCACGGTGTCCTTGCCAGATCCAATCAATCCTACCAATCCTATCAGCATGTAAGTATATTACAGGTTTTTTAATCTTTTTGCAATCTCTTGCTTGACTTTTATAGCGGTCTTTAATATTTGTTCACGCATTGCGTGCTTGTCCGCAACTTTGGTCATGTTTTCCAGCGCGGTAACTAGATCTTCCAGTTCATCCAGTGTGAGGTCTCGAATTTTCTTGATGCCTATATCAGCCATAATCGGATATATTTAATCTGAAGTTTAAAAGAATTAACCTATAATAAAACTAGTTGGCATGCCGCCGTCCACGAAATTGTTAATCTCTTGGTCCAGTTTCTCCATCATGGCCATGCCGTCCTGTCTCAGCGTTTCGCCGTTGAGGCTGGTGCCTCCCTGTGGACCAGCGATGGTGTTAAACTTTCCTCTGGCCTCTCCCAGCATAATCTTGCATACCGCCAACGCATAGT